TTGCCTGGATGGTATAATAGGTCTCCGTATACGTAACCACGAAAGTTTTCAGGTGTGGCACGTTTAAACATCGGCCATAGAGCCGCCATGTCGTTGCCGAACTTTTCGCGCCATGGTTCTTCATCAACGCCTTTTCCTGATTGTTTGATAAAGTCTGCGACCTCTTCGGGAGAGTCTGCTTTTACTTTACCCCAGGCATTCTTTCCCACCAATAGGAAATTGCCATCCGCATCCCTGCCCCAAAACAGGGTAGGGTAACCGTCCCACTTGATGGCAACATCGCTTGAATCTTGCTCTAGTCCGCGCAGTATTTCTACTGCTCTTATGGCGCCGTTGGCGGGATCCGTGAACACAAGATCTTCGAGGTGATTAAACTCTCTGCCAACTTTTGCTTCAGTGAGTATTTCCCAAAATCTCATGACACTATATCTATCATCTGTCTCATCCAACCAATAGTGCCTGGTTGATATGATTCTACCTGTTTGTGGTCTGGTATTTCGATGCCTTGTTTTGCCAGAGTAGGTCTTGCATCCGCTGTCAAGTCTTCATAGTTTGGAAGCTTTTTAATAAAGTTCATTATCTTCGGAAAGCTCATGGCGATGTCAGCGGTTGCGGTCTGTCCTAGCAACATTTTGGCGATCGTGTTGGGATCCTTCGTTACAACTTCTTCGGTGGCTCTATCAACCAAACCCTTGTTATAACTCCACTTTAGTCCTTGGGGATAGTCATCTGACACACGGGCCTTTCCTATGCTGTTCAACAAGATATGCCTATGCTGACCTCTTATGCCGTCGTCACCGTATTCACCCGCCATGGAAAACTTCATCCATTCCGGGTCGCCGAACATGAAATCAGTCTGAACGAATCCGTTATCCGGATCACCGTTGATTGGAGTAAGGAAATGAACCGAAATGCCTGATTTTGCGGTGGCGTTTTTTAGTCCTGTCTTTTCTGCATGAGACTTTAGTTTGTTTTCTAACTCACCTTTAGAGATAGACTTTTCATCTACTGCTAGATCGAGATCTCCTGAGGTTGGCTTTCTGCCCGTGGTGCCTAACATATTGTCTGTGAGAGATAAACCAGTAATGCCTTCTAGATACTTTACTGTTGATTCAACATCGGTCTGATCAATCCTCTTGGTCAGGGATTGTCCTGCATTGTCTTTAAAAACGTTTCCACTCATTTAACTTTAGATTCCGAAATTTTTTTTAATCCTCTTTGAAACTTGGCGGCATCCTGTCCTTTGATGCTGTTGATCAACCTGCGCTCTAATTCATCCGCTTCTTCTGCGGTGTAGTGCTTATGTAAAGATTCTATAAGATTTATAGCACTGTTGATGACATTATTGGCCCTAGTCTCTATGAGACTGTCCGTGTTCCTAGAGTCACCGATGTCATTCAGTTCTTGCAATATTGATCGTGTTCGAAGTTTCATACTATTCCTTAAAACTACAACTAGTATTTAACATTCTTTGCAGAAATAAAACAACACCTGATTTTGTATTATTGTGCAGGTGCTAAATAATGTTGCAAAGCACAATCTTAATGCTTAGTAAGTTTAACACAAAAAAAGGATTCACACAATGAAAAGCTTATTGAAATGGGTTTCACAAGAACTTAAAAAAACCACCCAAACAGAACAAGAAAGATATCTATCACAGGCAACCAGCCTAGCGGATTTGGAGAGACGTCAAAAGCAACTTGCATACGGCACCGCTCCATTTCAACTCTGATGCAGGAAAGCCTGCAGGCAAAGGCGAACGGCATATCTTTTGATCGCACCTGCTTCGTCCGGTCCAGCAAAGACTTTGTGAGACGATCATGGTGGAGGCTGGAAAGGTTTGGGCGAAGCAGGCTGGCGGGATTTCTTTGTCGCAGAGGACATCATTCCCAAGCCAGAAAAATAATCCTTGGTGTTGACAAGACTAAATAGTTTTGTTACTTTTGTAACACGTTACACACATACACACAAAGGAGAAATGTAATGACTAACAATACTATCACACAACAACTCTCTGCCATGGCAGATCAAATCAAAACAATGTCTGAACAGTATGTTCCAAATGCACCAGAAGTCAAGTTCAATAAAAACGGCTACGAATTACGAACAGAAGTTCTTGACATGGCCAAAGCCTTCACAGAGTTTGAATATTCTGTTAAATGGCAGGGCTTCGAGAACACTGTGGAACGCGACCGTGATACCGGGCAGATCGTAAATACGGTTTCAATGCCGGAGGTTCCTGGTGTCGATACTGTTCTTGAGAACGCACAAAAGTTCTACGATTTCGTAAATCGTAAATAAGTATCTACGCATAGTAGGGAACATAGTTCCTATAATAAAAAAGTAGATAGAAAGGGTCTCCGGACCCTTTCTTTTTGGTTGACAAGTAATAAACAGAGCATATAATACTAGTATGAAAGATAAAGTTATATTGACAGACATCGACGGTGTGTGCCTGGATTGGGAATATGCATTTTCACAATGGATGGCAAGACATGGGTATGAGATTGATCCGGAATACCACAATGATTATCTAATGGACAAAAAATACAGAATCGACAAAGTCGAATCGAAACGCCTCATCCGTATGTTTAACGAAAGTGCATGGATTCGCAAACTGCCTCCTCTCCGCGATGCTGTTCATTATGTAAAAAAACTACACAGAGAACACGGATACATTTTCCACGCTATCACAAGCCTAAGTAACGATGTTTATGCTCAACATCTCCGCACTAAAAACCTTATTGAAATGTTTGGACCTACCGTGTTTGAAAAATATGTGTATCTCGACACGGGTGCAGACAAAGACGAAGTTTTAGATGCCTATAAAGGAACAGGTTGCTGGTGGGTTGAGGATAAGCCGGATAATGCTGTGGCGGGAGCGGTTAGAGGACTAAATTCTATAGTAGTTAATCATCCGCACAACGAACAGTTCGAAGATACCAGCTTTCATATTACCCGTGTGCGAAACTGGAAAGAAATCTACAAACTTATAGTCCGGCAATAACCGTGCTTGGACGGGCATAAAAATCCTGTTGAAATCCCTGTGCATCTAATAGAATATCATCGCATGGGTAAAAGTGATGACCATTAGCAGGGTCTCCTACACTTCTATCACTTACCATTACCACACAAGGCAGATGTGTCCAACCCATAAGAGGCATCATATAAACCCTGTGATTACCCGAGTCCAATCTTACGGTTCGCTCAATGATGTTGACCCAAATTACAACTGGATCTCTCACGCCGTTGCGGTCAACATCTCTGCCCATTTCTACCATGTCCAGTGCGTCGGCAGGAGTGGGAGGCAGTGCCGCCCAGGCTAACAATTTTTTGATGGGCACCTGTTCAACAAAGTCAATCATCTTATACCTCCAATTGCAATGGTGAATACTGTTCTCTGTTCCAGTCTTTTGGTCTTCCGCGTGGATTGCTTATCAGGCTAGCATCTCCATAAGGAATGTTCTTGTGATCGTGGTTGTGTCCGAACAACCAATACTTCATTAAATTGCGTGTGTCTTTTTCGAACGTCCATTCATAGTTAGTATTACCATACAGTCCAACAAAGTGATTGTTTTCTGGATACACATTCCAACTGATGCAACTGGGATGTGGTAGGCTGTGAGTAACCACTACAACAGGACAGTCTTGTTTCTGAGCATCGGCCATTTGTTCTTTGAGGAACACCGCATCGTGCAGACCTTGGGCTTTCTGTTTAAGGTAGGTGTCTTCCCCCCAACTAGTTCTGTTTATCAGTGCGTTTCGGCTGGTGTGTTCTGCTATGTTTGGTTCTCCGAAGTCAAAACTCCACCAACCGTTTATTCCAATAAATCTCACTCCGTCTATATCAACTGCACCAAATCCAAGATAATTAGCACTGGTCTGTGCAATGCAGATTTCCCAGTTTCGTATGCTGTCCTCTAAGTTGGGAAATTGTGGCTGGTGTTCGTGATTGCCGTCAACAATAAGAACTCGACCATATGCATTACACAGCACGGTATCGACAAACTCACAGGTCATTTCGACATTGTCAGAAACGTCTCCTGCTACAACCAGCGTGTCACAGTGCTGATCTTTTAACCAATCTGTATGAAACTGTTCGCCCCAAAAGTCTATATGCAAGTCACTTACTAAATCAAACTTCATTGTTCTTCTCACTAGCATCCAGTATTTCCCAGGTTCCGTCTTCGTGCTCCACCAAGGCGGTGCAACTCTCGACGAAATCACCATCATTCATGTATTCTATGCCGTCTATGTCTTTGATCACGGCGGTGTGTATGTGGCCACAGATTATGCCGTCGTATCCTTTGCGTTTGCAGTATGCGGCTACCTGCTCTTCAAACTTATAAATGAAGTTTAGAGCCTGTTTGGTATTGTGCTTTAGCCACTTTGACAGGCTCCAGTAGTCACGGCCCAGCCAGTTTCTCACGATGTTCAGTTTGGTGTTGCTCCAGATCAGCATGTCATAGATTGTGTCGCCAAAGTGCATCAACCACTTCTTGTCCAGCATGATGTTGTCAAACATGTCACCGTGCACCACTAGATATCTCTTGCCATTCACACCGAGGTAGTCAAACTTATTAACTACCTCAATCTTGCCAAAGCAGATGCCCATTGGGATTAAGGGACGTAACATTTCGTCGTGATTGCCCGCGATATACACCACCCTAGTGCCATTCTTTGCTATGGTGAAAAACCTACGGATTACATTGGCGTGGCTCTGTGGGAAATACCAGTTCTTTTTAAGGCGCCATCCGTCTAAAATATCTCCAACCAGAAACAGTGTTTCGCAGGTGTTGTTTTTGAGAAAGTTGTTGATGGCTTTGGCTTGGCAGCCTCTCGTGCCGAGGTGCAGATCCGAAATAAAAATAGAGCGGTAATGTGCCAAACTATGATCCTTTGTTTGGTGTATTTACCGCTCTGTGCGATTAAAAAGATTAATCTTAGATTACAACGGTTATTGATATTTCCAGGTGCGGAACAGTGCTATTTTTCTTTCCAGCCTTACCAACTGCATTTCCAGTTTCGCAGTGTCACAGTGGCACAGTTCCCTCTCCAGGATATTCTGCCAAATCTTTTTGGCACGACTCTGATAGTGTTCTCGTGATATAACGGTCATACCTTTTCTCCTTGTTGTAAAAGTATTTAGCATTATACGCAAAGTTTGCGTAAAAGTCAAGTGTTAAATATTCGTCCCTTCGGTGTAAGGACGAACACCGTGTTCTTCCAGTTTGTCTTCGCGAATGCAGACAGAGTCGTGTATTTCCCAACCCAGCGGATAGTAGTATTCAAGTGTGCGAATGATAGGAGCAGGATTGTTTTGTGCCCAGGTAACACACTGTTGTTCATTTTCGAATACTGGATTGGTCCAAAGAAATCCTTCGTGCATTCCCTGGCTGATCTGCGTCACC